TTTCACGATCTACATCCTCATATTGATGATATGGTCAAACCGTTGACCTATGAGGAAGCGATAAACGGAATTGACGGATATCTTGGGATAGATCGCATTGACATTGCCACTTCAATGGGCACTCCACTAAACAAGCCAAAGAAGCAATATATGAAAGTCATTGATAGCGATCATCATGAGGTTGCGTATGACTTCATTGAAGATAAGTGCAACGTTCGTGCCAGAGTTGAAGAGATACTTAGTGACCTTAGGCGGGGGGTTAGAGTCAATGCCATCTTCAAGTCAAACTTGAAGGATGAGCCAATAACATTTAAGAAAATGGATGCACACAAAGTGAGAGTTTTCTCTGGATCTCAGGTTGCCTTTGTTATCGCATACAGGATGGTCCTTCTCCCGCTCTTTGCTATGAAGCGGCGTTATCCGTTGGCATTTGAATCTGCTATAGGATGTAATGCATCTGGTAAAGATTGGGAGAAATTTACCCAATTCTTTAAGTGGAAGGACAGAATGGTCAACGGTGACTACAAAGCCTTTGACAAGACAACAAACCCGCAATACGTTATGGCTGCGTATAAGTATTATTCGTACATGTTGCGTAAGTGTGGATGTTCAGCCGACCATATTGCCATTGTTGAAGCTATTGCGACAGAAGTTGCTAATCCTATGTATGATGTGTGCGGGGTCATTGTTGAGGTTTGTGGATCTTTACCATCTGGTGTTCCGGGTACTACAGATGGGAACAATGAGGACAATAGATTAAATATTCGGTCGTGCTATTATGCACTGCATGGATGGGAAAAACCATTTGGTGACGAGTTGCCACTTTTTTGTGACAGAGTGCGCTTGTTGTGTTATGGAGATGACAACATAATGAGTATATCACCAGAGGAAACACGTCTTGACCACACCACTATACAAGAGGAGTCTGCTAAGATGGGTTGGACCTACACTATGGCTGACAAAGACTCGGAGTCAGTTCCTTTCATACACATTGATGACTGTGAGTTTTTGAAGAGGACGTTCAGATTTCACAAGGATCTTGGTGCTCATGTTGGGGCCTTACAAATAGATTCAATATCAAAGTCGTTACACATGAAGAAGAAGAATACTCCTTTGTGTGACGGTGAACTATTGGCCAATGTTGTTCAAGGTGCCTTATCTGAGTTCTTCTTGCATGGTCGAGAGGAATTTGATATGAGAGAGGCACAATTGCGCGAAATTGTTAGTGCCATGGATTTGAAGATGAATCCACAACCCTCTGCGTTTATACAGTGGCCCACATATGAATCTTTTGTTGAAAGGTACAACAACACTCAAGCCATATCGGACATTTGGATTGAATCAAGTGACATGCGAGCGGAAAGCCGCGTTGTGTACGACCAACCCCTTACAGACGAAGAAGTGCATAGCATGTTGTCCTTGGCCTTAACGATTGGGCT